CGGTTTATTATCTACGCCAAAAGGTGTTGCAAAATCTTTCAACCCTTGTTGAAAGTCAGATGCAAAATAATTACCTTTACCAGGTATAGCATCTCCAGGTGTATTTAATCTTGCTAATAAATCTGCATTAGTTTTTACACCTGATGTTGCTGTAAATCTTGGTGCTTGAGCATCTAAATTTGCTAAATCGCTTACTGACAGTTTGGGATCAATTCCCATCGCTTGAGCTTCTTTTATTAAATCTGCATTAGTTTTGTTAAAATCAACACCTCTGTCTGTAACCCCTGCTTTTTTTAAATCAACAGTTCTTCGATCTACGTCTAAATTTGCTAAACCAGCTAACACACCTGACATACCTGCGCTTAAATAATCTGTGTCCCTGTCTTCATCAGAACCATACAATAATTCTTGCATAAGAATGTCAGTTCCAGCACCAGCAAGAAAACCACCTAAGCCGCCACCAGGAATAGGTAAATAAGCAGGAACAGCTGTAGCTGCAAGAGTACCCAAATAAGGTTTAATCTCGTTAGGTACTATGTCATCTAAAAAATCTGATACTTTATCGAATGGATTACCCATGTTTTTCCTTATTGTTACTGTGATAGTGCAAGTCGCCTAGGCTTGAAATAAGGCTTTTGTCTAATTTACTGTCTTTTACCATAAATTGCAACTACGATTCTGATCCTATATCAGGCATTTTAGCGACCTTTATGTAAACACTTCTAGAGATGTCTTCTCTTTTTGTGTCTGTATCAGGGTTGTCAACATCAGCGTCACCCTCTGCATCAGAGTCATACTCTTTGTTAGTCTTAATGTTTTTTAATACGACAGTAGTGTCAACCTTTATTTGAGCTATCTTCTTATCGCCCTCGTATAGCCATGCTACTGATCCTGGTTCTTCAAATGACATAGTTCCTCCTTACTGAAACTCTCTTTTTATTTCTAAATAAGAACAAACCACATGCAAATCATTTGCATTTTCAGCTTGTACTTTTAACTCTTCATCTTCATTCATAACCAACGAGTTGGTCAATAGTTCTACTGTAGTTTTAGCAGATATATCTTTTTGTTTAAATAGACTAAATACAGTATTACCTGTGTTTAGTAGAGTAACTGTTATTTCACACGCATTACTGGCATCATCGTTTGACACCAAGATTGATTTTACAATAGCTGTGCTTTCTGCAGGCACAGTGTATAGAACTGTATCGTTTGTGGTTGTAAGATCTACCTTTGAATTTTTAAAACTATTTGTCATTATGAAAAAAAGAATGCCTCCTGCTCTTGTTCGTCTTTCAACACTTGTTGATATGTTGTGTTTAATTGATCAACCACACCTGTAACAGCTCTGTTAATTTGTCTTTGTGTACTGACTTCGTAATCGTCTTTTGGTTCTGGTAATCTAACTAGTATTCTTGACATTATCTACCTCCATCTGGTTTTACATCCAACATCAAAGTTCCGTATCTCCACGACTCATTAGCTGCAGTGTTGGCTATTTGTACACTAACATATCTACCTCTAGCTCTTGTATCCTTTTTAGTGGTAGCTGACGTAATTGTAAAAGGACTGTTTGTAGACGATGTTTCTGTTTGTGACGGAAATCTTTTTACAGATAACGTTACGTTGGCATTGCCGTTTAAGTTTTTAAAGTCAGGTATAAATCTGCTTACGGATACAAACTTTTCACCAGGTCCACCTTGTGCCTGTAGATCATAATCATATGATTTTATGTTTGATGTTACTGTTGTAACAGTTCCGTCTTCGTTTACTTGGTCTGTGCCTATCTCATGTTGAAAATATTTAGTTTGTCCCAAACCAACTTGCCCTTGCACTACAGGAAAAGTCCCTGTGCCGCTTGTATTAAACTTGGTAGCATAAGGTCTTTCATATATCTTTGCATCCATCCAAGATGATCTTGATTCTGTAGACAAAGCCCAAACACCACCCGGCACGTTTGCAGACTCTGCGTAATTGTAGGACACACCCTTGTTGTTAAAATCACTATCAGCTGGATACCACCAAACTATTTCAGAAAATAAATTATTAAGACCTGCTGAAACTTGTTGTCCTTTGGTTTTATCTAAGTTGTCAAACACCTCGTCTTCTACTGCGCAAGGTAATGTTTTAACTGTACCATCATACAGCAAGAAACCTTTTGTGCTCATCCAGTATGCAATACCATCAACCTCAACAGCAGCGTTACGTCCTATCAAGCCACAGTTAGTGCCCACTTGTTCTACACCAAAGTAAAAAGGTGATCCTATATATTTCATTGTATACAAGGCATTGTCTGTAAACACTAAGATACTTTCTTTTGCTTTTAGTGCTCCCATAATTTTTGTGCCGTCTTGTAATCTTAATGTACCTGCTGTGTTTGTAGAAGTTGGTGTAAATGTATTTATGTCTTCTTGCACAGAGAACCTAATAAACATGTCGTCTTGTGTTGACGTAGTTCCTATAGTTGTTTCAGTGCCAAAGTGTATTAAGTGTCTAGTTGTAGGTGATATAAGTGTAATACGCGATGCCGTTGGGTTATTGCTTGTAGAAAAGTTAGTTGTGCTTTTTGAAGCTCTAACACTTAATCTGCTTGCTGCAGATGGATTCCATGTAAATGTTTCACCGTTTGCAATTGTTGCAACTAACACTTCACCAAAGTTATCTAGTGACCATAAGCCTGGTTCTAGTGTTGTTTGGTTTGCGGGTAAGGCTGTGCCCCAACCACTGAAGTCTGTTGCATCCGTTACGGTTGCACCATCAGCATGAGCTGCAGCCGATGTTCCAAGAGCACCCCTTGTAAGACCCGTTAAGTTATTAGTAGATTTACCTGTATATGTAATCAGTTCTGTGCCTATAGCTATCGTGCCAGAGCTTGGAAAGGCAGTGCCACTAGTTAAAGTTAAAGTAGTGTCATTATTTGCAAATTCTGCACCTTCGTTTATTGTTGAAGTTGCAGCTGTTGATACTGTTCCGCCCCAAGGCCCAACACCCCAACCGTATCCGTACGTTTGTTTTTGTGGACCAACCTTTGTAAAAAACTCTACAGTCGTAGAACCACCTGTTGACACAGTTGCTCCTGCAGCAGCGGTTGATGTAATTGTAAATGTGGTTGCGCTTGGAACAGTCACAACCATAAATGTCTTATCTTCAAAGTTTGATGCACTAAGCCCCGTTCCACTAGGCAAGGTTACTGAGTCAAGCAAAATAATATCTTCAGCAGCTAAACCATGAGCTGAGCCTGTTGTTACTGTGACTGATGTTGAGTCGTCTGTTGTTGCAAGTGTGCAGCTTGTTTGTTGTCTTGATGAATCAAAAGGTGATATGTCATACAACTGACCTTCAAAGTATAAGAGTAAAAATTTATCTGTGCCTAATGCAACATATCTGTTACCTGAAATATCTAAGAAAGGATGTTGGCTTCTAACTACACCAACAATACTTTCGTTTACAAGTGATGACCAACCACCAACTTTTTCTGGTAGTCCATATCTAAAACGAATATTATCACTATCAATCCAACGGTTCTCTGCACCTTTGGTTGTGTTTTGTTTATCTATACCTGGTTGTATTTGTAGTTCAATAAGGGCCATGTAAACCTCTTACGTTCCAGCAAAATGCTTCTTTACCCAACCTTTTGTTGAATTTGCATAGACTAGTGTAAAACTTTGTCCGTTTGTGCTAACAGTTAAATCACTAGCACTACCTTGAATAGGTTGACTGTTTCTACCAATGATCAAATTGTTGGAGTTGAAACTAAGTTTGCCGTCTAAAAAATGCACTTCATTACCAACAGCAGGACTTGCCGGTAGTGTAACGGTTACCGCTGCAGAACTAGTATCAACAATAACTTGATCACCGTTTACAGCTGTATATGCGTTAGTTGTGGTTATATAACCTTTTTGTGTAATACCTGTTATAACATTCGTACCATCTACAATCACGAGCATTGTAGATCCAACAGGCATAGTTACACCTGTACCTGAACTTGTTTTAATTGTTATTGTATAGTGATTAGAACTTCTAGTTGTGCCATCAATTACAATGTATGTTTTTTCACAAGAATCCGGGAATATTAAACTTCTATTAGCTGTCATCGTTCCTGTAAGCTTAATAACTTTGTTACGACCATCAGATGTTGCACCATCACTAATTGCTGGTGTTTGATTGCCTGATGCTAAACTAAGCTCAACATAACCACCAACAGCTTGTTCGACCATGTCAAGGTTGGTATTTGTAGTTGTACCCCATAAACCGGCCTTCTCACCGGTGGTCATTTTTTCAAGTTTTAGTGATGTAGAAAATGATGATGCCATAATTATTTATATCCTATGCTGCTACGTTTGTCCATGTTTGGCTAGCGTTCAAGTTTATATCATTCCAAGTGACAACACCAGCGCTAGTTGTTGTTATTGTTAAAGAACTACCTGTAGGCACAACCACACAATCCGCTGTAATAGTGACCGTTCCGGTAGCCACGGTGCCCATTTCACTACCAGTGGCAGCTACATCAGCGTTTGCTTTGGCGACTACATCACCAACAGATACGGTGACAGAATTACCTGTGACTGCAAAGTTTGCAGCTCCGCTTAATGTTACATCACCGATTGACGCTGTTACGTCGCTACCATCTACAGTTACAACCGCTCCAGCTGTTACTGTTACAGAACCTGTAGCACCTGTAACCGCGTTGCCCGTTACTTGATGCTCGGCAACACCACTAATGGTAACGTCACCTATAGATATAGTTGACGAGTTGCCTGTTACGAGTGCAAATGTTTCGTCGTTGCCT